TTCTGGGAGGCAAGCCACAAATTCGGGACGGACAGTGTCGAAGCCGAAGCCACGAGACAGCGATACCTCAGGGCGGAACGCAACTATGTGACGGTGTCGCACCTCATCAAACTCAGGAGCGCATAACCTGCGACCCCCTAGCCCATCGCAAGGATGGCTCAGGCGTCATGGCTTGACTAGGGACGATACATACGCTAGTGTGTATTACAGTTAGACATATCAACTACAAGAAGGAGGGCAAATAATGGAACGGATTACAGAGAGGCAACTAGACCAACTGGTCAAAATGATTGCCGAAGAATTCAGATGGGCAGGACTCATGCCCGACGAGACTAAGGTCATTCTCGACAAGGGGAGCAAGACATACGGGCGAGCCTATCGCCTCTATACCACAGGCTACGAGGGCAAGGGCGGAGGCTGGAGCGACAAACCGTTACACCTTGGCGACGGATTCCTAGGACTCACCAAGCGCGAGGCGTGGCTATCACTACGCGCCATCCTCCGCACACTCGAAGCGGTACGACACAGCACCAAGGAAAACAAGTAATGCCAACATTCAGAACAGACAGGCACGGTATCGTGCGCGACAGCACCTCTATCTATTGGTTTGGTGGCATCCCGTGCGACATCATCGAAACAGACGAGGCAATGCTCGCCATCGTCAAAGAGAACAACGAGAAGCCCGAACTGTGGCAGTATCTCTACTGCGACAAGGGCTACAAGTGGGAGTTCGTACGCACCTACAAGGCTGAGCAGTCAGCGCGCGCAGGGATGTTGCGATACGCCAAACGAATAGAGAGGGTCCAATCATGAAGAGCAACATTCAACTCAGCCAGCAAGACCAGCAGACCCAACAGAAAATAATCAGCACACTCGCAGACATGACAGCAATGGTGATGAACCATGACTACGACACCGCATACAAATTGGCGCAGGCTCTGCCGAAAGACCTGAACTACCTAGCCAATGTCGTCATCAACATGGAACCGAGCAACGCATGACCACCACCTGCTGTCGAGAGACCTGCCACAACCCCGTCAAACCTGACGACGGATGGTGGACAGACGAAGGACAAGCACTCTGCCCCGACTGTGCCGACAAGGTCATGTCGTGGGGATACACACTCAACAACGAAGGAGAAGAACAGCAATGACAACCACAGCGCAAGAACTGTCCGCCAACATCGGCAAGACAGCCACACTGAAAGTCGCAGGCACAAGCCTCGCGTTTGAGGTGACGGTCATGGACGCACGGAAACGCTACGGGAACCTCGACTACAAGGTGAAGCCCGTCGCAGGTGAGGGTGAAGCGTGGCATCAGTCCACCGCACTCATCTTCCCCAAGGTCGCAAGCGAACATGCGTTTGGCGAACATGTGTTCGTCGAACAAGCGTTCGGTTCTAATACGGGTACGGATGGGAGGGTGTGACGCATGTCACATCGGATTGACTTGACAAGGACAACTATGTGTGATACGCTTACGGGTGAAGGTACGAGAAGGGGAGAGGAGGTGAAGGAATGAAGACAGCAACACTGGAGGAACAGACACGCGAAGAAGCGGAGAATGTTCTTTACCATATCGAGTGCGAGGACTACGCCACCGCACTGGAGTTTGCCAACGACCTGTGCGCGATGTTGCGCAGGCTGGCAGACAAGTAAATCAGGTCGGGTGACTGGCAGACATCGGGGTTCGAGTCCCCGACACCCACAAGGTCGCAAGACCGACACACAACCAAGCACAACAGAAGGGAACAGCAATGAAGGTACAAGACATCGCCAAACGACTCGACATCACCGAGAACAAAGCCCAGTCACTCACAGCATGGGCTAAGCGCAAGGCAATGACCATGTCCATTCAGTCACGCACAACCAAGACGTTCTACGCAGAGCATGACGAGTGGGACAGCAGGTTCGGGGTGGACATCAACTACTACATCGACGAGGATGGCGTACTGAAAGTCATCGCCTACCCCATCGACGCGATGGGTCAAGTCGATACCGATACCAGCCGTGAGGTCATCCTGGCTCGCACGAAGGTAAAGGTCGCAGGATGAAAGTTGGCGACCAGGTCACCATCACAGGCAGACACCACCAGTACTACGGACGCACAGGCACAGTCCAAGGCGTAGTCACCGACAAGTACGGTCTCGCTGTCACAGTTCTACTCAACAACGGTGTAGCCGTGTTGATAGATGAAAGCAACATCACACCAAACAAGAAAGGGAAATAGAAATGACAACCGAAAACATCGGAGACGTAATCATCAGACAGTTCGAGGACTTACGCCTCATCGTATCCAATGGGATACGCGACAAAGCAATACCAGCACTACGAGGTGTCCGCCTCTTGGAACAACTCAACGCAACCCAGTTCGCGTTCGAGGAAGCCTTGCGCCAACTCGCAGACATCACCACGGGGGACGCACAATGAGCGAGAACATCCGAGTACTCATCGTGTTCCTCTCCATCGTTGCCACATTCTGTGGTGGGTTTACGCTTGGGCGAGACATCGAACGCTACGAGGAACGCAACCGTCGCCGTGAAATGTACCGTCACCCAGCAGGCAAGGGGCGTTGATGGAAACGATGATGGACAAACTCGAAGACTGGGTACATCACAACATCCCATCGCAGGGAATGGCACGCGACGTCGTGGACATCCTTGTCCGCAGATGGGGGTGGACTATCACCCTCAAAGACATGGCGCAGTTCGAGGAAGACTTCGACGAGGACATGATGAGAGGTGACAGGTGAGACAGTGGTGGCGACACCGCCAGTATCTGCGCTCCTTCCATCCACGGAGGAAACGCAAGAGATGGGTGGTGCGTAAGGTGGTAGGTGACAAGGCGTACGAGTACTGGCGTGGCTCCGAGAAATACAACGGGGCAACATTCACCAGTGACCCGACGAAGGCTAAGGTTTTTACTAGCCGTCAGTCAGCCCAGTCCAACGCAGACAACACCATGCTGTACAAGCACAGCAACTATCGTGTCGAAAGGTTACGAAACCGCTAACCATTTGCTACGATTGTTGTTTGAGTAGCCCTGCTCCCGAAGTCCCCCCTTCGCTTCGGTTGTAGCGGGGCTATTCGCTTTCTACCCCACCATCACGCAACCTTTGTATCGAATGGCGTTGCCGTGGTGTCTTGCCACCGAACATTCCGTATCGGTTCAACTCGAAACGCTCCGCTTCCATAGCGAGTTCGAGACAGGGGTTTCTGTGTGGGCAGAACGCGCACACTTTCTTCGCTTGGGCGTATGGGTCTTCGGCTTGGTATCCGCGTGCGATGTCAGGGAAGAAAACCTTTTCGTCCATTCCTTTGCATGGGGTGTCACCCCACCATTCAAGTTTCGTCATCTGTAAATCTTTGGGTATCGCTTCGACGCCCATACTTTCTCCCCTTTCCTAGATTGTGGAAACGAAACTGTACAACGTGGACTGTCGTCCAGTCAAATTGCTATCGGTTCCATTGGGCGTCACGCACCATGTTCAAACAGCCGAGGTATCCGCAGGCATCCACGAGGCTGTCGTGATGCCAGTTTCCTTCGCCCATTGCTGTTCGTAGGCGGGACAGTTTGACGGACACCATGAACAGGATGGCTTGTTCGACGGTGAGGTGTACGCCTGTCAGGGTTTCGAAGATGTCACGGGTCTGTGTGTAGTCCTCTAGTGGGTGGGAGTATTGCTTGTGTCGGTCGCCTGTGATGAGGTCGTATGCCTCCATCAGGACTTCAGCACCATCAGTTCGGTCGTTCATAGTATGGGTTCCTCCACTGCGTAGCCGAGTTGTTTGCTTCGATTGCTTCCCTTTGTTCTTCCGATTCATACAGACGCATAAGAAATATGCACGGGTCTGAACCGTCCAGCATCTCTGCGTCTTCGGTGATGGTGGTGGGTAGCCCGTCGTGCATCATGCAGACAGGTGGCGAGGTGAACCCTGCCTTCAACCCAATCTCCAGCCACTCCTCAAGAGTCAGTTTGGTGACGTCCATTAGAACGCTTCTTCCTGCAAGAACTTCGGTGTGCCGAACGCCTGCGCAATCTGACCGACAACCTGCTCGGTCTTGTCTGCGATAACTGGACGGAACCTGCATGACAAACCAATCTCGTCAGCGAGAATCTTGGTTGTCCACTTCTTCTCGCCCGTCTTCTTGTCCTCATACGAGGAGATGTCCAACTTGCCGACGACCATGACATGAGAACCCTTCTCGATGGATGAGGCGGCGTGTTCGGCTACCTGTCCAAAGACAGTGACGTTGTGCCACACGGTCTGCTTCTTGTCATCCTTACCTGAGGTGGTGGCGAGGGTGAATGTCCCCATAGCCAGCCCGCTCGCTGTGTACTTCAACTCGACAGGCTTGCCTGCGTTGCCGATAACGGTGATGGTATTCATTTCTTCCTTCTTTCTTGTAAAGGCACACGGTTATTCGTTGTGCTGTTCTTGTCCCGCCCTGTGCAGTAGTGCATGGGTGGTTCGAGAAGTCGTACAAAGGTGGAGAGACTCATGGCACAGCGGTCGCAAAACCATTCGGCACGGGTTCTCCCCTTCATGTCGGTCATCCTATCTCAGGGGTATATCGCCCAAGGTCCCCAGCCCCAGCCGTAACGCTCAACACCGTAACGGTGAATGACCAGCCCTGCCCTAAGACAAGTGGCTGGGTCGAACAAGTCGTTCGCTTTGTTGATGACCCCGTTCTGGCGGAGGTACTTCACCCAGAAGCGGTTGATTTGGAGAAGGCAAAGGCTTCCGCCGTTCGGGTCGTGCGGGTTGAACGCATCGGCTTGCCCTCGTGATTCGCGCCAGATGACACGGTCGAGGATGGGTAGGTCTTTCTCTGCCCAACCCACCTGCCGTGCGAGTGCCCACCATTGTGGGACTTTCGCTGATGCTGGAGGGGTGAAGTCCTCTCGAATATGGCGGATGTTCATGCGACTTGCTGGCGTCCCTTCTGTTTCTGCGGTTGGCATTGCCGTTGCCATCGCGCCCCCCAAAATTACTGCGGTTACTACTGCGGTACTTACGATTCGTTTTATCATTTGTCCTCTAGTCGTAGGCGGATACTGTCATCAACTCCCTTACTTGGTCTGGGTATAGCAAAAATCCTTTCGCTGGATTGTCGGAGTCTGGCGCTGCTACCAACTGTCTGATGTTGGCGACGTTATGTTTCAGGTAGCGTTTCAGTCTGGGTACTTCAATTATAGCGAACGCTGTAGGAGCAAACAAATACACCCACCATCGGGCTTCTGTCACAGCAATACCTGACGGTTTCCATCCACTATTGCGTGGGTTCTGTTCAAACTCTACGAAGATACGTCCGTTGCGGAAACGGTCATACTTCACTTCGAATGAACCCTGACTTAGGTCAGCAAGAAACTGTGTGACAAGTTCTTCGCCTTCATGTCCGAACGCTAAATCTTTGGTGAAGTCGAACTGTTTGATGTCATGCGATGGGGCGTAACCCTCCGTGCGCGATGGTGCATCAGGTTCATTATTGTAACCAGGCACTTGCGTTTTCCTCGTAGTGGATGCGTGCGCCTTCGCAGTCTCCTTCTTGGATTGCTTCGTGCATGATGCCCGCAATGTTTTTCCACTTGCGTACTTCTTCTTCGAGTCGCTTGATGTGCTGAGTCATCACCGATAGCGGGTCTTGCATCACGCCACCTCCCCGTATCCCGCCTTATGCAAGAGACGCACCATATCCTCAAGACGCATGACCGCGTACTGTTCCTCGCCTGTGTTATGTCCGTTGCGTTTCACGACGAGGATGCCGTAGTCTGCGTTCGCGTTGCGGGTTTCCGACACAGTCTCCTCAATCCATGAGGACAGTTCGTGACGCTTCGCCGCTTTACATTCGAACACCAACGGTCCGCATCCACCGATGTCGCCTTTGTCGAGTGCGCCTTGGAGTGCGCGACGCTCAGCATGGGGGAAGCCTGCGGTTTGTAGGTAGCGGGCGATGAGGGTTTCGAATCGTGTGCCAATGATTTTGCTTCGGTTAGCCACGGCTCACCTCGTTCTGTAGCAGTTGACGGATAAGCGCAGACCGAGAGATTCCGCGTTCTTGGCACAGACGTTGCATCGTGTCAGCCTGTGCGGTAGTGATACGCAGAGCAATCATCTTGGTTGAACGGTCCTTGCCCGTGGGGTCAACGGTTCGTTTCGCTGGCATCACTCACCATCCTTGAACGCTTTGAGTTCGTTGAAGGCTTCACGCAACTTGGCGAGGTCCTCGGCGGTGGCTTTATCCAAGTCGACGCCCGCGTTCTTTGCGACAGTCAATGGTTGGATGGATGCTTTCGCACAAGCGGCGAAGAACTGGTCTAACTGTTCTTTGCTGAGTGCGGTGTTTGCGGTCACGGGTGAAGGCGTAGGTACTTGTGCTTTACCAGTTGTGCGCAAGCCCGAGGACGGGATAACTCCCTGCGCCTTCCCCGCTACTTCTTGTCCTTCCCATTCTTGTTTCGTCCACAGCGACAGGCAGATACCGAATCGCATTGCGGCGTTACGAAGGAAATCTCCGACGAGTTCTTTGTCGAGGTCGGGCTTGTCGTGTTTGACTGTGCCGACACCAAGCATCTGCTTGCCATGCACATAGAGGTGACCCCACATGACTGCCATGCCGTTGACGACATGAATGGCGGGGCGTCCGTTGTCCCAGCCTGCTGGTTCCCACCACCACATCGGGTCTATTTCGATGAGGATTTTGGTGATGTCTGCGTGACCGACAAAGTCAAGTTGGGTTCCTCCGCGTGGGAGTTTGCCAACAATCTTCGGGTCGGGCACACCGTAGTTGTCAAGGATGGCGCGTAGCGCTGTGTTTGTTTCTGTGTTTTCCATTACTTCTCCCCTTTCAGGAGCAATGTGCGTGTGGTGACTGGCTTGCTGTACTTGTTGGCGAGGTCTGGCTCCATCGCCTTGAGTGTCTTGATGTCAAGGGACTGCCAGGTTCGTCCCTTCCATGTGGCGATGATGGTTCCGTTGACGGTGGCGTACTCGTTCTGCCCCATCAGTTCGCACAGTTCTGCTTTCAGTTTGTCCTCAAGTTCATTCAGACCCTTGAGTTCCCGTTTCACATGCTTCAGTTGTGCAACCAAATCCTCAGCCGTAGCAGGTAGTTCGACAGTCGTAGGCTCAGGTTTCGCATAGCGTGTGCTGATGGTTTCATAAGACCACGAGACTCCTTCGGGTGTGATACCTAGGTCGATGCAGGTCAACCATTTGGATACGGCTTCGACATGCTCCGCCTTCTCATCGGCGGACACATCCTGTCTTACGATATGGAACGCCATCGTGGAATCAAAGATTCCCCAAGTGATATGGTCCACGTCCGCACAGATGGCTTGCTGGATTCCTTGGATGCGCCAGTAGTCGAACAGTTCTCCGTCGAACGGCTGGGACAGGGTCTTGATTTCTAGGACATAACGTGTCCCGTTATCCTCGTAGAACCCGTCGAGTGTGGCAATCATGCGGGCTGAACCGTCATCGGATTCGGCTACGAACATTTCCTCGGGGGTTTCGTAGTTGATTCCTGTGCGGTCGATAGCCCACTTGATGCACAAAGGTTCGAGGTCGTTACCTCGGGTCATTGCCCATGTCGGAGCGATAGGTGCGGGGGGTATGTCACCTAACAGTTCCGCGGCGTATTGGTCGGTGGGTACAAATCGGTGTAGCCCGTAGATTGCGGCGACCGCTGAGGCAGAGACACGCTTGCGTTTCTGTTCGTCCCAGAATCGGACGGCTAACCAATCTGATTCGCCGTGTGTTGGTTTGGATATGCGGTAACGCTTCATGCGTTGCTCCCTTCGTTGTCCTTCACCAACCACCCTACACGAGGGTGATACCGTATGTCAACTAAAAATCTTGAAGAATTTTCAGGTCACGCACCATGCCAATAGGGATATGGATTGCGTGGATTCCTTCACCTTTGCACAGGGTCTGCCAGAGTGTGACGTGCTGGTCTTTCGAGCCTGGTTCACCGACAGGGATGTGGAAGCCGACTGAGTTGACGATGCACTCGCCGTCATCGTCGTAGTCTTTGAGTTCAAGCCATCCGCCGTCAGACATGTGGGTGTCTGCCCATGTGACCATGACGATGGGGTAGCGGGTCCCTTGCTCCATGTGGTCAGGCTACCAGTTGGGTGCGACGCTGTTTCGATTCGATGATTGCGCGGTCCAGTTCCTGTAAGGCTCTGAAAAATTCGTCCTCTTCGGTGTGTCCTGCGACTCTGGCTCGGACCAAATATTTCCGTATTGCGTATAGCGTTTCGGGTGTCATAGGGACTGCGACGATAGCAGCCCATCAAACTGTTTTGCGATTCGTCAGTGATGCGTTTCGATGTGTCTATCCAACTTGGAATCAACACGGTCAATCTTGTCCTCGACGTTGCCCTGCTTCTTGTACACCATCTTCAACATGCCCATCACGACCTCATGGTCAGACGCATTATCCTTCTTGAACTTCTGGATGACGGTGACTAGGACAGAAAAAGCACCAGCAACAACAGCACTAAGAAAGACAGCCCAGCCCGAATCCACATCAGGCTCCCTTTGATTCCTTCCACGCCTTCACACGCTCAGGCACATCATCGCCCGCAACGTAACGCAGATGCCACGGCTCCGATGGGAGCACTTCCCATGAGAAACCGAACGAGGTCGCGTTCTTGGCGAGCCATTCAAGTCGTGCACCCGAAGAGTTGGCGATGTCGATTGCGATTCCGTAGTTGTGCTGGCTCGTTCCAGGGACCGCCAGTTGCGCCATACCCTTCTTCAGATACCACGCCTTGCCCTTGTAGATGCGTGGCTTCTGCTTCATCAAGGCTGGCTTCGGGTTGTCGGTGTATCGCTGGAAGAACCCGTACTCCTGAACCGCAAGTGAGCGATATGTGTCCGCTGGGCTAGTCGGGCTGAGGTCAATTCCTTCTGCGTTAGCGGCAGCGTCCATCGCCTCATATGCGTCAGCCGCACAATGATGCAACTGACCCTTGCCTTCAATCTTGCGAAGAAGACTTGGGTCAAGTTCACCTGGCTCCACATTCTTGAGGTGGGAACACAACTTCACCTTGATGATGGGAAGTTTGGCGATGTCCACCTTCGCCATTATGCGGTCGCCTCATCCTTCTTCTTCGGTGCGCCTGCACCAGAGAACGCTGCTTCGATTTCTTCCTTGGTGAGAGTGCCATCCACGCTGTAGCGGAGCAACTTCTCGATGACCTGTGCGCATGCCATGACGCCTGCGAGGGCGGCTGACTTCCAGAGTTCGACTCCGATGATTGCGCCACCAGCGACTGCGGCGAGAGCCGACGAGCCGAACAGGGCGAAGATGCGGAAGATGATGTTCTTCAACTTTTCCATTAGTCAGAGTCTTTCTGTGCGAGAGTGATTACCGAATGTAGCAGAATAGTGAACCCTGTAATCAGGGTTGCCTGCCGTAAGGTAGGACCCGAGAGGGTGATGAGGACCATGCCTGTACCTGCCCAGGTCCATGCGTTATCAACGAGGTAGGTAAGTACTTTCTTCATCAAGGTCGTATTCTAGTAGGTGGGGGGAGCATGGTCAGAACGGCTCCGATAGCGACCAAGGTACGGCGGGCACCGACAGGGATGTTGGAGCCGACGGGGACATAGGTGTCTAAGCCTGTCTTGAAGATGTCCACGTTTTCCTCGAAGGTTTCACGGATTTCTTGGGGTGCATCTTGGACGGCCTCGATGAGGGCAGCGACTTGGGTGTCGTCAAGTTCGGTGACGTCGAGCGCCTCAAAGATTTCTTCGGCTTGGGTGGTGCTAACTACAGCAAGCACTTGTGCGTTTGTGGCTAGATAGGCGGCTTGGTCAGGGCTGGGCGGGGTCTCAAGGATGGCATCGACCGCTTTAGCCACCTGCCCAGGGGACGCGATAGGAGCCTCTAGGACGTTCTCGGGGGTGTCAGGTACGGTTTCGGGGGTTGCGCTCACGGGAGGGGCTGTAGACGCGACTGGTGCCATTGTGGTGGCAGCCGCTAGGGTGGTGGTTGTCCGTACCGTGGAGGGGGGAGCAAGTGATGTGGTTGGAATTTCTGGCAGCGTTGTTGGGGGTGGTGGTTCTGCCGTTGTGGATACTTCAGGAACGGTCGTGGAAGGTGCAGTCGTGGCTGATGTCGCTGGAGGTACCCATTCTTGTGTGGTTGACGTGGCAGGTGGCAACGTACTCGTCGTAGTGGTCGTTGCAACCTGAGTGGTACTGGTGGTACTTTCCTCAGTGGTTGTCGTGGAAGGAGGAAGCGATGAAGTGGTTGACGTTGATATTTCTGTTGTCGATGTACTGGGCGCTTCGGTCGTCGAGGTCGTAGTTTCCTGAACTGTCGTAGAAGTAGTGGTCGTGGCAGGGGCAGTCGTTTCTAGGACAGTAGAAGTAGAGGTCGTCGTCGGTGGGGTGGATGCTGTTGTATATGCCCATTCGGGGACTATCTCCCAACCGATGTCGTCGATGTTCCATGCGAGCATATAGCACGTTCCGCCTCCAGCCTCGAAGAACCAGCCATCAAGAGGGTTGGGTCCTGGGTCTAGTTCGAGTGTGGCGATGGCGGACCATGAGCAACCTTTGAGGTTCCAGGTGCCGAACTCGTAGCCGCCGATGTCAACGGTTCCGCCGTCGTCTGCGGCGACCATGAATTGAATCGTGTCATGCTCAGGGATGTCAATGAATCCTGTGTAGTGGACCATGAAGAAGTCGTAGCCGCAGTCTTGGAATGGTTCGCCGTTGAAGTTGCGGTTGATGTTGTTTTCTACCTCGGACCCGCAGGTGGGATAGATGTCGTCTGAGCGTTCTGGTGGTATCTGGTCAATCAGATAGCCGACTGCGTTGAGTCCTGGTTCTGGTTCAGCGTTGGCTGGTTGTGGGAGTAATGCGATGAAGGCGGCTGGCAGGAAGACAAGCCAGCGGCTTGACCGTTTCACTCAGGCAGTGGTGGGTCTGGAAGTTCTACTGGAGTCGGTTCGACAAATACGTCAAGTTCTGCGTCGTAGGTGTAGCCCTGTCCAGCGTAACGACCACGGAAATTATTGTTGTAAGAAGTTTGCTTCCACGTTCCAGCCAAGCCGAGTGATGCGATGAAAGCCTGACCGACTGCTTCACTGGCTGGGAAGTCGCCACCACCACAGTCGTCGTTGCTGACAACAATGACCTGTTGAACGATGTTGTTGCTATCGAGTTGTGCGAAATGTGCCATTACTTGAACCTCACATAAACGATTCCTGAGCCGCCTGCTCCAGCACCACTATAGCCACCGCCACCACCGCCACCAGAGTTAGCGGTTCCAGCAGTTGCACCACCAGACGTTCCACCAGCACCACCACCACCAGTGCCGCCAGAGCCAGCGCTACCCGCGTAGCGTCCACCGCCTCCACCACCAGCCTTGTATGTCGTACCAGAAGACTGACCCAACCATGTTGAAATATCTACGCCAGCACCACCGTTACCGCTCGCGCTACCACTAGCACCAACAGCAGCAGCACCGCCACCGCCACCGCCACGGTTCGTGCCGTTTGAGTATCCGAGGTCTGCCGTTCCTACACCACCCGCATACCCCTGAGAAGATTTCGTTGGTCCAGCGGAACTGATGTATCCAGTGTTGCCGCCGTTGCTTCCACCATATCCGCCAACAACCCATGGGAATCCACCGTGACCGCCACCGAAACCAGAAATGAACGCGCCAATCGTCGAGTCCTCACCGTGCGTGTTCTGCGCCCCACCTGCGCCAACAGTAATGGTGTGTGTCCCAGCGGTCAGGTAGATAGTGCTGGTGATGTAGCCACCGCCACCACCGCCACCGCCGTCAACCTGGTGGTTACCACCGCCGTACCCGTACTCTCCACCAGTCCCGCCACCGCCGCCACCACCGATTAGCAGAACGTCAAATACGCCATCCTTGCTAACAGTAAGTGAACCAGTTGAAGTAAACGAAAGAAGGGTGTAGCCGACACCACCAACGGTGATTGAAGAACTTGTGCCGCCCGATGCCGAGCCGAAACTTACGCCACCGCCTGCGGGAAAAAATATGGCGGCTGACGCCGACGTGAAATAAAGTGTGCCGCCTCCCCATTGCGCCAATGCGAGTGACCCCGAAGTAGTGACAGTTGCCGTACCCGCGGTCACAGTGCAGGTACCTGAACCGATGTTATGAATCCAAACAACATCTCCAGCCGAGAACAGGCTGGTGTTGACGGTGATGCTGGTGCTACTAGAGGAATTCATTACTACGCGGGTGTTACGGTCTGCCGCAACCAGCGTGTACGAAGCGGTCTTGGTCGAAACCGTAAGGTTCGCCAACTTTGCGCCAGTCACATTCAAGTCGGCAATCTTGGCGGTCGTAACAGAATCAGTAGCCAACTTCCCAGCAGTCACGTTCGCATCAAGAATCTTGGCGGTGGTAACGGCGTCAGACGCGATACCAGCGGCAGCGACCTGTCCCCATGCAACACCATTCGTTGCAGATGAGTCAGCCTTGAGAACGTAGTCGTTGGTGCCGACAGCAAGACGGTTGAGGACCGTGCCATCGGTGGCAAGCAAGTCGCCCTTGGTCGTCAACGTGGATGCAACCTTGTTTGCCTGGTCTGCGTCAACGGCGGTGAACACTGGGTAGCAGGTTGCGCCAGCCGAGTGCGATGATGCGGTGGTTCCGTCTACACCACGAGTGATGGAGGAAAGCGATGAACCCGAACGGGTGGATACCAGCACCTTTTCTTCGGTGCTTAGACCTGGGTCGATGACCATGTAGAACGGTCCGTTGGTGGTGTTGTTCCAGTTGGTGACATCACCTGTGAGAAGTGCAGAGGTGTCGGATGAGTTGATGGCGTTGGTCAGGGTGCATGCGGGTGCTGCACCAGCGTATGACCGTCGTGTTGCGTATGCCATCTAAACTCCTAATCCGTTACCGAACGCATTGTAACAGTACAGGTCCCCTCTAGGTCCCAATTAGATTGGAACCCGTCAATTATCTGGAATTCGAGGTCCTCTACTACTACCGAGAATACTTCGGTATTTTCTTGGTAGTTTACCACGCGCGGATTGTTGACCAGGTCCCGTAAGTCTTGTAGTTCTTTCTCGACATCGAAATAGTATTCGGAGTCGCGGACCCTGATGCGGTGGTGCATGAGGATGGGGACTCGGAACACTTGGCTGCGGGCGGGCGAGGCGTAGGCTCGTGCCATCCAGCGGGTAAGGGTTGGTCCTTCGGTGGCGGATGCTCTCGCCAATTCCAGTTTGAACTTCGCTTCAATGAATTTGGCTTGCGGACCCGTTGACACGGACTCTGTGGTGAGCGGTTTATCGTGTGCGGTGAGCGAGGCATAGTCGCCTGAGTCGCTGGAGATGTACGGGGTGATTGTTCCGTAGAGCGGAGTGGTGCGGATGTCAAACTTGGCTACGAACTTGCGGTCTGGGATTCCCCAACGGTATGTGCCTGTAACGATTTCGCCTGTCTCCACCAGGTTGGCTGAGTCTTCTGCGATGATGCCGACACCGCTAACCCAGAAGCAGCGTTTGTCATTGAAGGTGACAAGACCGTTGACGCTGTTAGTGGAGTCGTACATGAGGTCGGTGGCGTGGGCGGGGGTGTTGGTGGCGATGAATGTGCTGAGGTCGAGTCGACCGAGTCCGCCTGATACACCGTCGTAGTTGGTCCAGGTGAAGTATGCGTAGCGTCCTTCGCTGGTGAATTTGCGGACGGCGCTGGAGGTGGGGATGATTTGTCCTGCGACAAGGTTGCTGTTGCTGTCGGTGGATGCGAAACGTACACCTTTGTCGGTTCCAATGAGGACGAATCCGAGGTAGCCAGAGATGGCGGATACGACTTCGCCTGTGGGGAGTTCGAGTGCGACGACGCCTGCGTCAAGGGTGCCGTCTGCTTTGATGGTGATTTTGTAGATGAGGGACTTTTTGCCTGCGTACCCTGCGGCATAGACGGCGTTTTGTCCTGTGGCTACACCAATCCATCGGAACTGCTGGTCGTCGGGGGTGATGATTGCGCTCTTGGAGCCGCCTGCGGCGATGGTGTGCAGGATGTGGTCGTATGCGCCGAACATGTAGTTTTTGGCGAAACCGAGCATGTAGTAACTGTCGGTTGAGTTGACGAATTTGCTACCTGAAATAACTGAAACAGAGGTTGCTGGGTCGATGACACGCACACCGTCGGAGGGGAACGCGAGGTAGATGCGCGAGCCGTCGGTTGCCATCGCTGCACAGGTTCCGCCTGGTTCCCCTGTCGCATCGGACCAGGTTGGGGATGAGGCGTATGGGTCGGTGGTGTATTTGACGTCACCATTCAGGGAGGCGTAGACACGCCCGTCTTGCACTACGACATGGGCGGTGGTTGCAGCACTAGCAAGAGACACCTTCGTTTTTGGGAGCAGCGTCAACTGTCCCTTGGTCCAAACGTTTACACCTTTGCTGGTGTAGAACCTGTAGTCCTGTGCTTCTGCGGTGTCCGCATACTTTTGTCCTGCACCGTAATGCCATGACACTTCGCCTCGACGCCACAAACCCTGTGGGTTGATAGCGGCTTCGCCAGGGGCGGTGGACTGGTCAACAGAGTCACGGACACGCGGCTCAAATCCTCTAGCGAATGTTCCAGCCTTCTGGTCAACGAGGTAAGGGCGTCCGTTGATGGCGATAGGGAAGACGTCTGGGACAAGTTGAGTTGTGGTGCCACCTGAGAAGAATTTTGGTGCAGGCTTGAAAGCATCCGTGAACTTGTACAGGGTGTCAGCCACTGTTTAGTCCTTGTTGAGGAAGGTGGGGTATGCCCTTGCGAGTCGTGCGGCTTCAGCCTGGATGCGGTCGCGGCGCAAACGAAGAAGATTCGAAACAGACCCAGCGACAGCGCCAGCAGTAACTTCATCGGCGCGACGGGTATCGCCTTGGGATTCGGTGAAGTTCCGCTTGATTT